CAATCGTATCCGGAATATCCTCAGCCTTCTGAGTCACTCCGGCATCTGTTGTCTCGGCCCCTGTGGTTGCTCAAGGTTCAGTGAACCCCGCTGCTACACCGGATTTGATTGCAGCTTTAATGGCTACGGTTGCAACTTTGGCAAAGCAGTCGGAGATTGCGGCAGCGCGCGAAGCCCGTTTGGCGAGAACAGAGGAAGAGGAAGAAGCTCGCAAACAAGCTCGAAAAGAACAGTACGAACGCAATCGTTCGGGTGAAAATACCGGAGTGATTGAGCGTCAATCTAAATGTTTGCATTTGAAAGGCGGCAAATTCCGTAATCGCAACGGTGTAAAAGATTTTGCTGTTTATTTCCACAGGTTCATTGATAACACGCAATATGTCAAGTGTTTTCTGTGTAAGATGAAATGGTATCAGACCGATACGGCCGAAGTCATCATTCGTGGTGGTACGGCGCGTAAGAATCACACAGGTATTGGTTGGAGAGAGGCCGTATTGATGTTGCGTGATTCCACTAACCAACCGAGTTCGAGCGAGATGGCTCCCGAGTTTGCCGGAGTGACTCAGAAGGCTGAGGATATTCCGGATACGATTGGTGTTATCACTCGATAAGTTTCACAAACTGCAACTGCAACTAACAGAGAAGGGGATCTGACGGTCCCCTTTTTCTATCTTTTTTAGAGGATTGAGATGACCCAAAAAACTAAGATCCATTTTGTGACAACTCCTGTCACATCTGCGATTTTGGTTGATTATCTTTTTCCTATTCCTCCCTCGCAGATTAATCCTTTACAAATTCCGGAGTTTTATTCTTCCTGCGCTGTTTTTGTATTTGGGACATTCTAATGGCCTTTGCATTTGTACAAGAAGCACATAATTTTTCTTATGTTGCATCCGGAAACCCTAAGGTTACAACGGCGAGTCCGGTAACTAAAGGTAATCTACTTGTTGCTTGGTGTAGTAGTGACAACGCACAAAATTCTTATGTGCCGGATGACGGGCGCAATACTTGGGTTCTGATGGTTGCACCGACTGCCGGCGGATACGGATCTCTTACAGGTTGGTATTGTATCGCAGAATCAACGCGAGTTCTTAATCTGCAATTTTTTGGAGATGTGGGAAGTGGAATTGGTGGCGGTGGTTTTCAAGCTACAGGGCAAGTTACATTAACACATGCCGCTTGTCAAATTATGGAGTTTAGTGGAAACAGTCAAGTTCCTTTACAAAGCGCAGGATTTGCAACCGGAACAAGTACTGCTCCAGCAAAAGCCGTAGGTGCAACAGCCAATGGTTTGGTTATCGGTATTGCGATTCCGGATACAACCGGAGACACACTTGTAGAAACAATAGGTTGGACGAATGCTGCAGGTCTTTTAATAAACGATTCAGCCATTTATCAGATTGTAGGTGGCGCGGGAACATATACACCCACTTTTTTAATGGGAGCTAATGCTTCTTGGGGTTGTTTGGGGGCGGCGTTCAATGTTCCCGGTGCAACACACACCATTGCGGGTGCACTTGGGGTATCCGGTGCAGGAGCTTTAGTATCATTTTATTGTCGAGGAGTAGGTACTCTTGCAGGTACTAGTGTTGCTGATGGTTCGGGCAATTATACAAGTCCCGGGCTTGAAGACGCCCTTTACACGGTTCAACCAGTTTTGAATGGTGTTGTATTTTCTTCGAATACTCTTAATGTCACCGTTAGTGGTGCGAATGTAACGGGTCAAAATTTTACATCAACGGCTGTAAATACATCACTCATTCTTTCTCCAATGGTTGCAGATACCATGAAGCGGGCGAATGAAAATCCGCTGTCTAATGGTGGTACTTGGATTGTAAACGGCGAAGGCGATCCTGGCCTTCAATTAGTAAGTAATGAAGCGATAGAAGTTCAGAGTGTACAGATTTCAAATAACAACCCTTCTCCATTTGCTGGGGACGGGATCGGGGTTTGGACAGGAACAAATTTTCCAAGTGATCAATATTCTCAGATTCAGATAGACCAATGGAATACTACACCCTTAGAACACGCTAAATGGTTTTGTGCTGCAAGAGCTGATTCTGCCGGACATGTTTATTATCTCGGTGGATCTAATAATGGTGACGGTACTTGTAACTTGATGATTTTTAGGTTTGATAACGCAGCAGGTTATCAGCCGTTTGGATTGAATGCATTAGGGAATCGATCGTGGGGCGAACAGTTATTTGGTTTCTGGACTCTTAAGAATCATCCTTATAGTTTGGGTGATAATTTTTCTCTCGCTTGTGTAGGTACAACCTTTTATGCACTTCATAATGGCGCAGTGATCGGAACGTGTAGTGATTCTGATCATAATTTGGGCGGCGTTCGTATCATTCTTACGGGTAATCAGACATCAGATGTTCAGTTTTCAAATTTTGTTGCTGGTAGCGTAGAATTAGTAGGAGGGGGTATGGGTTCATTTGTTCAAGGGGTCGGTCAGGTTTTGGCTGGACAAGCGTCTCCCGCAACCCTTGCCTACACGACTCAAAATAACGGGACGGGCAATCTTCTTGTTTGTGTATTTCGATGTAACGCTAGTGTCACCGTTCCCACGGTTAGTGATTCGGTTAATGGTAATTGGACTGTCCAATATGCCTCTGGATCTAATTCGCAAGGCGGTGGTTATGCTTATTTTTTGAATAACGCTTCCAATGGAGTAAAACTTACTGTTACAATAACTCAAGCCAGTGGTGCGGGTATCGTTATGGCGTTGGCTGAATATAGTGGAGTGAACGCAGCGAGGAACGCAGCAGCTTGGTTGGCAAACAATGCTAGTCAAAGCACGACTCAAGCCAGTAATACTATTTCAGATAATGCAGGAGATTTAGTAATAGGCGGTGTTTCTTTGGCGGCCGGTGTTGTCGGGAACGTGGCATCCGTTACGTTGGGTGGAGGCGCAGGAATACTTAGAGAGTTTGGGGAGAATGCTGGCGCGGCAGTTTTTTGTGCTATTGGAGATAATACAAACGCAGCGGGGTCGGCAACCGACTCGGCTTCTTTTACCCTCAACACAACGGAATTTGGTGGTGCGGGTGTCGCGGCTTTTTTTCAACAGACTGCAGCTACACCAACATTTAGTCCTGTTGCAGGAACATACGGTTCGGCACAGACGGTTACAATTTCTTCTACAACTCCGGGCGGAACAATTTATTATACCACGGATGGAAGTACGCCAACTATATCTTCTAGTTCTATTAGTAATGGCGGAACGGTGACTGTGAGTTCGTCTCTTACGCTGAAGGCGATTGAGGTAGCATCAGGTTTTGCAAACAGTGCAGTTGGATCCGCTGTTTATGTGATTCAAGGTGGTTTCGTAGCAGTGGGTTGGAGTCCTGTAGATTCTCGTATTGCTGTTAAGGGTTTCGGGCCTGCAGCTAATACAGGAATAGTGGATTCCCAAGGAAACACAATTTATTCGGCCCAAAAACCCCCATTCACGGGTAATTCGCAAGTATCGAATAATGTTGCGATTCCTCCCGTAGACAGTCGTGCAGCTGGTGCTCCTGTAGAAAGCCGAGTGAGTGTTCCAAAAAATTCTAGAAAGGCCCCACCCTTTTAACGAGGTTATTTAGATGCCCTATGTAAATACACAATCGACGGTAAAGCTTCAGGATATTGTCAATAGTGCGATGACTATGGGCGATATTGAGCCGGTGTTGAATGTCGCTGGCGCACATACTCGCGCGAAGACAATGGCTACGGATGTCATGAATGCTATTTGCTCCGTGGCTTTTCCATGGAAATGGAATGAAATTTTTATGCCGCAGTTTTTGACTAATTCTTTTCAACAGGATTACGCTGGCATTTTTCCTAACGGTACTTCGGTAACGAATCTGAGTTGGTTGGAACGCGGCATTGTTATCGATATAAATAACTCAGCCAATCCTAAGCCTTATCGTCTTGTAGAAGTAGGACGACAATTACCGCAATCTACCGGCACGTTCTGGAATTCGGCAACAAGTGCTCCTCTTTTTTTGGTTAATTGGTTTCCTAATAATAGTCTTTATTATGGGACGTGGGGAGCCACGCAAGATGGTAATCTCACTTTAGGTAATAATCCTGTGGCGAGTTCTATATATACGCAACCATTGGGTGCAAATCAGAGTCAACCGGTTAATCCTATTACGCAGATTCAGGATGCGAATGGGAATCTTTTGGTTCTTACTACGTACGGCCATGAGGGTTCAACTGCTCCTGTAGCTCCTGTGAACTCTGCGGCTGGTGTAATTGCATCCGGTACTGGGGCGACAACTGTGTGGACTGTTGTGGATCCTTATGGTATGGGCTTCCGTATTTTACCTGTTCCGACGCAGACAGGTGTAGTATGGCAATTTAATCTTTGGGGTCAGGCACTTCCTATTCGTTTTACAAGTTTGTCGCAGACATTGTTTCCGTTACCTGACCAATACGAAAGTAATTTTCGACAAATGTTTATCGCACAGGCGTACCGACATAGTACGGAGAAGACTATTCGTGCAAAGTTCCATGATGAGTGGGCTTTGGCAATGAAGGCTTTGGATGATTGCCGTGTCAAGAGTGATCGTGAATTGGAAGAGAATATGTTTACTCCAGAGCGTGGGATCATGGGTGGACAGTCTGGTAGGAATAGATTTTTGGGGCCGCAATGGCCTTTTCCATATCCTGTAAATTAATTGATTATATGATAAATACACAGATAATTGGGAGAATTTATCATGTTGTAGATAAAACTACGGGAGAGGTAGTTAAAGTTGGAAGTACAATTCGATCTTTAGAGCAGCGATTTAAGCATTACGACTACCGAAGAAAATACACTAATCATTTTTTGAAAGAAGTTAGAGTTATGCAAAGTAGCAATCAAGACGGGTATGAAAAAGGAAATGCATATTGTCCTTTTTTATGGCATCTAGTTGCTTCGGAGCATTTAGAAATGTTAAAGATGAAAACTTATGAAAAGAGGCCTTTTTCAAATAGACTTTCTCCTCTTTATCAAAAATTTTTTGGTTTTGACGGATCGGAATTCGGTAGATTAGGGGGTCAAAGTAAATCCAAAAACAAGCTTGCGCATTGTATAAAGCAAGGACGTTTGAATGTAGAAAACGGCCATTTACGTCGAATTTGTATTGAAGGCGGAAAGACTCAAGGGCGTCGGGCAGCACAGAGTGGACAAATAGCAAAAGTGGGGCATAAACAAGGTTATAAAAATGCAAGCATCCCAGGACGAATGAGATTGCTAGGTACATTTGCTATGCATAATCGCTGGCACCTAAAGCGCGGAATCATTTCTGTCGCTTGTAAACTTTGTAGAGAGGCAGCATAAATGGGATACACATTACAGCAGACAATTAATTGGGCACAGACATTTATTGAGTATTCTCCTCTTACTGCGGGAACGAACTCAGAGCCTGCTATTTCAATTGCGACAATGGTTCGTAATACAATTTTGAACGCACCTTTTACGTGGCCTTGGAATCGAAATGAATTTGCTCTTACAGGCGGGACGGCCTTAATTGCAGGTCAACAAGATTATACAGTCAATATCACAGATTTTGCATATCTTGAAAAAGTTTCTTTGTTGACGGTAGACAGTTCATATGGGTGGGAACTTAAAGATGTATATAATACGAATATTCTTGGGATCCCTGCAACCGGTACAACTGAACAAGCTCAACCTAATGCGGCAGCAGTGAAATTATATACACCGGGTACGAGTGTGGTGATCAGATTCTTGCCTCCACCAGATCAAGCTTATACTGGAGCAATTACTTATCAACAGCTTTCACTCCCATTTCAAGTTTTTACTGTTACTTCTTGCGGGAATGCGGCAGGTGGAAACACATCATATACAGGAACTTTTAATGCTGCTTCTTTTGTTGCAGGACAGATTGCACAGATCGCAGGTTTCGTTACCAATGTAGTGAATAACGGGTCTTTTACGATTGTGTCTTGTAATGCGACAACTCTAGTGGTTGCGAACTCCGCTGGTGTAGCCGAGACCCACTCTGCAACAGCGATCAACGAAAGTTGGTTTCCTATCCCAGATAGTTTCATGGATATTTACAATAATTTGTTCTTGGCTGAGGCAATGGCTGTGGTAGATGATACGCGAGAACAAACTTATCGTATGCGAGGGATCGCGGCTCTCTTAGCAAAGTCTGAAGGACTTACTGAGATGCAACGAAATGCATTTCTTGCTCAATGGCTATCGCGAGGTTCGACACAAACAATGGTCACACAATTACGAAATCAACAGGGTTCTCAGGCTAGGGGCGTGTAATGAACCTTCTTCAAGCCGCCGGCGCTCAACCCCAAAAACAGCCTAAGTATGTTCCGATCTTTATTGATCGTGAATTTACCGGCATCTGGACACAGCGTAATCCGCTGCACGATCCTGCGGATATGGTGACGGCTCGATTTTATGGTGGTCGTCCGGACGCTCTTTTGGATGGGTCTAATATTGAGTTGACCAATCGTTTGACGCTTCAACGACGGCCCGGACTCACATCTTTTTCTTGTGCGACGTATCCTACTCCTCCGCTCCGGGCATTTTCGTTTGAGTTGACGAATGGAACAATCCAGGTGATTGTGGATACCGGTGCATCACCGACATATAATTTGTTCGGAGTATCGGTGATTAGTACTGTTGCATATTATGAATTTCATAGCTCTCAGAGTTGCGCTGCGAATAACGCATATCAGGGATTACTTTTTACTGTTACTGGTTTTGATCAGTCTTCTAATAATGGTACGTTTCTTTGTTTAGGATCCACCAGTTCTTATTTGATTCTTCAAAATACCAGTGCAGTTAACGATATTGCAAGTTCGTCTACAGCATTTGCAGTTACATCCGGCGGTGTTTATTATGATCCGCAAATGGGTTGTATTAAATATCTTCTTTTCGCTAAAACTGCGGGTGCGGGACAAACTGGTTTTGTGGCTGTGGCAGGAACTCTTTATGCCGGCGACGGGGTAGATACGTGGAAATATACCCCGGGTAATACTAATGGGACGATCGCAAATGGTGTGAAGAGTCCTATCGGCTCAGTTTGGAATTATAGTATTTCGGCCCCCACTGTTCAACCCGTAGTTACAACTGTGGAATCAGGTGCGTCGGCAGTTGCGTGGCAAGCATCTACTTTTTATTCTACAATGGGTTTGCTTATAGATGCAAACGGAAATATAGAATTATTGACGGGAGTAAATAATTCTGGAACTAACACGACTCAGTATGGTAAAACAGGTTCGGGTCAGCCTAATTGGAGTAATATTACTGGTAATCCGCCCTCATCTGGAGTAGACGGATCCTGTAATTGGTTGTGCGCCGGCCCTTTGAAGTTATGGTCTGCGAATACGAAATACACGGCTGGTGATTGTATTTACACTCCTGGAATTGGTGGTACTCCAGTTCCTGTTTTTTCTCAAAGTAACGGAAACGCTACAGGAAAAGGTGTTCTGTGTCCGGGAACAACGGGTGGCGGAGTTTGGCAAGCTTTTATTCAAGGTGCTTTTAGCGGGGGTGCGCAGGCAACATCCGGTGCGTCTCATCCTAATTGGAATCCTGTTTCTAATACCCACACAAACGATGCTGGCGGCGCTATTGAATGGCAGTATCTCGGGCCGGCCAATTTGTGGGCACCAAATAAGAAATACAACTCTTGGTGGGAACATATTGAGATGTGTGTTGTTGAGCCGTCTCTTCCTAACGTTGTTTTGATTACAGCCGGAACCCAACAGATTTTTGTTCAGACAAATAATAATCAAGCCAGTGGCCATAATAACGTGCAAGGCACTTCAGGTTCTGGATATACACCCCCATGGCCTCCTTCTGCTTGCTCTACCCCGTCTCCTGTAGGACAAACCACGGGCGATGGTGATTTACAGTGGATTTGTTTAGGTTGTGCAACTTGGTCCTCGAATACAGCATATACTGCGTGGACTGCGGGTGCTACTCAATTCAGTGCAATTGAAGATGGCAACAATAATTTTCAAGTTTGCATTCAGGGCGGTTCTTCCGGAAGTGTGACACCTTTGAATGGTTGGCAAGCATCCACTCATTATTCTTTGAACGCTATTATAGGGGTGACTTCACCCACCGGAATCATATCATTTAAGGTTACGACAGCGGGAACTACCAGTTCTAGTGAGCCGATATGGGATTATACGACTGGTCATACTACTTCAAGTGGCGGTGTGATATTTACGTCTCAGGGTGTTTATACAGCCGGGCCAGTTTGGGGTTTAACTTATGGAACTCAAACCACTGACGGAACCGTTGTTTGGGTAAATGTGGGATCTGCAGTGGATTCTACGTGGGTGGCAAATACTCAATGGTATTTTCCTGCGGTTGGTTTTGCTGCGCCTACACCTTCACAACCTTATGGCGGCCCTGAAATTATTGCTAATGGGGATGTTCAGATTACGATTGCTTCTGGTTTGTCCGGATCGTCTCAACCTTTTTGGGGCGCGATTGGAACCACCACACTTGATAATTTCGTGACGTGGTATACAGATGCGGTACAAGCTACCAATTCTTTGGTTTGGACAAAAGGTTATGTTTATGCATATTCTTATAAAGCTCGATCATTAAATGATTTCTTTTCCATTCAAAGTTTTGTTTATACCGGCCCGGGCCAGAGTACATTAACGATTCCGATTCCCCCAGGACTCAGTTCTATTCTTCCTGCGCCCACAGGATCTCAAACAGGTGGTATTTCAGAAGCATCTCCTACTTTTACTATTACAGGACCCAATGTAGGGGCGATTAATAGTATTAAAGTTGTCGGATCTTCGGATCCTCAAGTGGATACAATTGTGATTTGGCGATCGGCTGATGGCGGCGGTTCTGCTAATATGTTTGAATTGACCGAGATCCCCAATCCTAAATCGGTCAACGGTGCTCCCGGTATAGCAATATTTCAAGATTTTTTGCCCGACGTAGCTACACTTTCAGCAACGGGGGTTTTGTTTCTCGGTTTGAATGAGTTGATTTCTGCGCCGATTAATGACAAGAATGATATACCCCCATCCAATTTTATTCCAATGGTTTATAATTTCCAAAGAGTTTGGGGGTCATCGGGACAATTGGTGGTATGGAGCGGTGGTCCGGATGTTACTACGGGAAATCCGAATGAGGCATACAATCCCTCGGATGATTTCCCTTATTTGGCAAATGTTGTACGTATCATAAAAAATTCTCAAGGATTGGTTGTTTTCTTGACTGATAGTGTGGAGTTTATCAGTGGTGGCCCGTTGACATCATCTTTTTATACGGTTACTCTCGCTCCCGGCATTGGAATGAATAATTTCAATGCAGCTGATATTTATGCCGGAGAAATTTTCTTTGTTTCTGCAGATTCTCAATTCAAGAGTATTAATCCTTCTTTGCAATTGTCAAATTTGGGATTTCCAATTGGTGATAAGATTGCCGCGTTAAGTTCTTCTACTGTTCAAGTTGCGGTACAACAGGCCGGTGTGGATAACGCGATTTATCTGGGTGATGGGGCAACTGGTTGGTGGCGTTGTAATCCTCATCAGGTTCCGCAGAACGAAGCGATCTGGAGTCCTTTTGCTAATATTACTGGTGGCGCAGGAATGGTTCAGTCTGTGGAGGTTTCGCCCGGAATTAAGAAACTTTTAGTGGGTGGAGTTAGTTGCAATCGACAGATTTTGGAACGAGATTTGACTGTTTTTACAGATAACGGCACATTGTACGATGCCTTTTTTGTGATGGGATCTATTATGATGTGTCATCCGGGTCAACTCGCATTGCTTAAATTTATTGAGATGGATTGTAGCGGAGTGAGTTATCAACCTACGATCAGTTATCTTCTCAATGAGATATCCGGGTCTTTTACGTCGATGCCCAAAACTACTGTTTTTGATCCGCCTAGTCTTTATGGAACTACAATTACGCCCCAATCTTATTCTCCGAATCGGTGGTATTTTGCATCTACAGGGAGTTTGGCAAGAGCAAGACATTTACAGATACGCGTAGATCTTGGAACTACAAGTAATGGAGATGAAATTTTTAATCTCACAATTTTTGGAAGATTGGTTGTGGAGTTATAATGCCCCCAAAAAAGAAACAACCAGTTCAGCCTGAGGTAGCTCCGGAGCAATCTATTATTGAGGAAGCAGGTCTGCCCTCAAATTGGGTGCCTGTTGATGCTGCGCCTATTGTTCCGAGTCAGATGCATAATCCGTCTCCGACACTTTCTTCGGATTCTCGATACAGTAGTGGGCCTCTGCCTCCAAATTTTGGTTATCAACCGGCATTGGTAAATACTCGTTATCCTAAAGAAACCGCGCCAATTGATTTGGTTCCTATTCAGGGAGCGGGTGTTACACAAGCAAATGCGAAGGCTGCTGGAGTAGCAAAGACAGTAGCAACAAAAATTGTTAATCAAGCGATTGCAGCGATTCCTCCGGCCGCCACAGTCACACAAGTTACAGATGGTTTAACACATGGAGATTCGGTTTGGGAACATGATTCGGCGTATGTTGAGATTCGAGAAGAATTTGTAAATATTATGAATGGATCTATAGGTCAAACTAATATTACCGGTCAACCTATCGGTACGTATGGGTGGGTGATACAAGGGGGCGTAGCTTCGTCGGCTTTAATGGGCGGCGCGCCACCATATATCGGATGGGCGCATTGGGAAAATTCGGGAACTGTAGGTCAAGCAGGATTTATAACATTAAATTATGGTGATGGTCAAACCGGTAGTGATTGTAATCATACATGGGCATTGTTTGATAATCCTGGATGGAAAATGACTTGGGTGTTCAAATTAGATGCTACTTTTTCTAATCTCGGAACATCGTGGGCAACTACAAAAAAAGGTTTTTATATCGGATTAGTGGGCGGTACAACCAAAAAATTAATAGGTGCTGCTACTCCGGTAGGACGACCGGACATGTTTATTGGATTGCGATATGATACCAGTGCTACATCTCCGGCAATAAGTGATACTACTTTTGTTCTTGAGGTTGTTGAAAATGCCACATTCACTGGTTTAGGACGACATAATACGCAAGGGACAACTTTTGTTACGAGTGTGACTCCGACACAAGGAGTTTGGCATCGTTTAGATATCATTTGTAATGTAGCGGGAAAAGTCACAATTATTCTAGATGGCAGTAGTACAAACACTTTGACTGCCACAATTTCTCAGTTCACAATGACATCGGGAGCCGGAGGATTAACTGGAGGACTTTCTACTACTAATGCCGAAGAGGTAACCTGGACAGTAGGGGCAGGCCCTACTAATTTATCTTACGGACCTTGGGCAGCGGGGAGTGTCGTTACAATTTCAGGTTTTACTGGGGTTGGTGTAGGGTTGAACGGAACTTTTACTTTGTTTCGTAACATAACTGATAATATTTTGATGATGAACAACACTCATGCAAATATTGCGACACAAGTTGGTGCTACAGGATCGGTTGTAGGGTATCCCGCTTTTATTCCCGGTGTGATATTTGGGAACGATGATACTGCGGGTCCTGCAGTAAGTACTATGTGCGTTGATATAGACTTTTTCTCTATTGTGTGGAATCCGAATCTAGGACCTAATGCTCCGGGAACCCCCAATTCTTCTTTACCGAGATATTGGTAATGATTGATTTTATAACTACAACTATTGATGATTTACCCCAGATTTTAGAGTGGATATCTGCAGATCCTTATCATTTGCAAGATGCGAACCCCGAATCGGCAGTCTGGTTTTTGACGGGCGCAAATTGTTTTCTTTCGTGTGCTGTCAAAGATGAAGAAGGTCTTGTTCTATATATTCAATTGAGAAAAGAAAATGATTGGGTTCGGATTGGAACTCAATTCGCTCCTGAGAATCAAGTAAGTAGGAAACGCGTAGCAAAATCAATTGCGCAAGCTATGCCTGTGCTTAAGACAGTAACAGAAAAAGAAGGATTTAAAGGATTAATTTTTGAGTCTATTAGTCCATCGTTAATAAAGTTTATGTTTTCGTTCGGTTTTCAATCGTACGAAGATAACGATTATCTTTGGGTATTCGGTAAGGAGTAAGTAAATGCCATCATGTTTTGGCGGTGCGTCAGATCAGATGAGAAGTTTATCATCTGAGGGGAGCGATCTCTCCAATTTGTTTGCCCAAGATTTTAGGTCTCGTTTTGCTGATCAAACCTCTGTTCTCGGGAAGATTTCCAGTATTCTTCAGGACGTTCGTTCTGGTAAATTGTTACCCGGATTTGATTCTGCGACTTCGGCCGCATTGAATACTTCTGCTATCAATACTACAGCCGCAAATTATAGGGCTGCCGCGCAAGCTACCGGGAATGCGTTTGCAGGCCGGGGCGGCGGTAGCGGGTTAATGAGCGGACCAGAAGCTCAGGCCCGAGCAGCTACAGCAAGTGCTGCGGCCGGCCAATTGTCTAATGAACAGTTGAGAATTCAATTAGCAAATCAACAGCAACGAGTCCAAAATACTCAGATGGCGTTGGGTGGTTATAATGCTTTAGCCGGTCAGGAAAATCCCGAAGCGTTCGGAGGAATGGCTCTTTCCGGAAATAAGCAAGCATACAGTGAAGCATCTGATATAAATAAACTTGAAAATCAGAAATTGGCAAACATGGTGAATATGGGCGTGGGTCTTGCAACTGATGTGGCAACTTTTGGTGCCGGTGGTATTGGTAATTTGGGTGCCGGAGAAAGTTTTGGAGAAGGTACAAAAGACTTTTTTAGCGGCGG